TGTAGGTACAGGAGGTGCCGGAGGCACAGCAGGGAACAATAATGGCTCTTCGGGCACAAGCACATCTTTCGGCGGAGTAACTGCCGGAGCTGGTGCTGGCGGCGTGGGGGATGCTGGCGCATTAATATCTGCCGCAGGTGTGGAGTTGGGTGGTTTAGGTGGCAATATTACTACAGGGGATTTTTGTTGTCCAGGGCAACCAGGCAATCCCGGACTCTCTATTCTAGGGGCAATGGCGTCTGGAAATGGGGGGGGTAGTTTCTTCGGGGGTGGTGGGCAAGGTGTTAATACAGCCGCTGCTGGAAATGCTCCTTCGTCTGCTTATGGTGGTGGCGGAAGTGGGGCTGCTACAGGAACTTCTACAAATCGAGCCGGCGGAGCTGGTGCAGGTGGTTTAATCGTAGTTTGGGAATATTCTTAATTTTAAAGGTGCAAAATGACAACATCGTTAACAAGTGCAGTTAAAATAGCACTCTCTGGCACCTTGGCAGGCACACCTGCTCTTGGCAATGCCGCACACAATCTCAATTACGGACAAGTGTTTAATTTTGCTGCCGGAGCAGGCGCAAACCAAGCTAATCTGTTATGGGAAAACACTATAACAATAACAGCTAGTTCTAGCACTTCTCTCGACCTCACTTCATTAACAGATGCTCTGGGTGATGCCATTGTGTTTGCGAAAGTTAAAGCAATGGCAGTATTTGCACATGCAGCTAATACTAATAATGTTTTAGTGGGTAATGGTACAGACCCCTGGTATGCCTGGGCAGATGCAGGGACAGATGTTATCACTGTAGTACCCGGCGGACTGTTTATGCTAGTTGCTCCAACTGCTGCAGGTTTTGCTGTTACAGCTTCTACAGCCATGACTTTAAAACTTGCTAATTCAAGTTCTGGTACGTCTGTAGTTCTGGACATTGTTTTAATTGGTGCCTAATGTCAAATACTATAATAATTGAAGACGGCAGTTTAACAGCTTACCCCGGTTACATAGTCGGGGCTAACAGTTATACTACTGTAGCTCAATTACAAGCATATGCACTAGCACGCACATACACACTCCTTAGTGATCCGAGTTATCTGCTTATTAAAGCTATGGATTACCTTGAAACATTGAAATATATTGGTGTTCGTAAAACTAAAGACCAACAATTACAATGGCCTCGGTATGATGTTTGGATAGACGGTTGGCTTGTTATTGTTACAACAATTCCTTTCGAACTTCTTAATGCCCAATGTGAAATTGCTATCGCTATTGACCAAGGGTATGATCCTATGTCTTTATTACCCCGGAATATTGAACGGATCAAAGTGGGGGATATTGAGGTACAATACGCACAGGGTACATACGCATTGGCTCTTCCCCGCACTATTGCTAGAATGTTATGGAAAATTGTTAGAGGTGGTGGTGCGGGTAGTGCCAGTTTTATTATGGGTAAAGGTTAATGGTTTTATTCGATGTCAGGGATATACAAAGTGCTGTTACCAATCTTCTTTCTCCTCTCACTGGAGTTGGGGAAGCATTAACTTTCACAAGAAATAAGGGTGAATATAATGCGCAAACAGGCGATATAGTAGCTAATACAATAGTCACTTATACATCCGTGGGATACCCAAAAGAGGTGACGGAACAAGAAATTAATAACTTGGATGTGCTTATTGGAGATTTAAAACTCACAATAAGCCCCCCTGCAACACAAATCCCGCAAATTAATGACAGTGTGCAATGTAGTTTTGGGGTATACAGAGTTATGAATGTGCAACCAACTGCTGTGAATGGGCAAATACTCATATACAAATTAGTAGTGAGAATATGACAATCAATATTGATGAATGGCTTGCTAAATTTGAGAAAAATAAGACAGTTGTTATTAGGGTCTCAAAAGAATTTCTGCACGACGCAGCTACAGTATTCTATGATATTGTACAAGATAGAACCCCTGTAGGCGATCCTAGTTTGTGGAAATACCCAGCGCATAAAGACTATGTCCCAGGCAGTCTGAGAGCAGCATGGCAACTTGACTCCTTTTCAGATAGGGAAGTGGTACATAACGACCTTCCCTATGCGCAAAGGGTAGAATATGGCTGGTCTACACAAGCCCCCCAAGGTATGATGCGCCTTACAATCAAAGATTTTCCCAGTATTATAAAGGGGCTTAAAATTGGCCGGGATTAATACAACATTACAAACCATTCTCGATAGCAGATTACAGTCTGCTGGACTTGGTGTTGATATTGTCTTTAATAATATGCAATACCAACCAACAAATGGTAATGCCTGGATACGTCCTACATTGCTCCCTGCCAAAACAACGACATTTACCCTTGATACTACATATAGACATCAAGGGATATATCAGATTGATATATATGTACCTAGTAATAGCGGTATGAAACAACTTTATGATTTACTAGATTTTGTAACTGCAGCATACAAATCTAACATATCACTAGCTGCAAACATGTTTGTACAAGATATCAGTCGAGGGCGATCAGAAAGGCAAGATGCCTGGTTTACCTCATTTATCCAAATCGATTATTTATATTACGCAATTTAATTTCAAAGGAAATAAAAAATGTCTTCTCCTGCTCCAATTTTAACCCAGTTAACTACTGTCAGTTTCAATTCCGATGTTGTTGGGGGTGTAACATCCATTAAAGGTATTGGGTCTGGTAAAGCCAAGGAAATTGATGTTTCTACACTCGCCTCTACTGCCGCTGAGTTTGTCCAGGGTTTACGTGACTTTGGTACATGCACAATGGAACTAATCCGCAACCAAGACGATGCGGGTCAGTTGGCGATGTTTGTTGCAAATGCTGCGCAAGCTACTGAAACAATGGTGGTTACATTACCAACATCAGCTGCAAATGTAATTACATTCTCCTGTTTTGTTGTCTCTATTGACACAAATATTGATAAAGATGGAGTTGTAATGGGTACAGCTACATTACGTATCACTGGTGCCATTGTATTTAGTTAATAATGGATTACTATATAAAACGCATAACTGTTTGTCTGTCTTGTGACCAGTTGTCGGAAGACAGGCAAAAATGCACAGTGTGTAATTGCAGTATCCAAGCCAAGTGTTGGTTTCCTTTAAACACTTGCCCCAAAAATAAATGGAAAAAAGATGCTCTTGAAGAAAAGTGATATCCTTAATTTAGACGATAGCGACTATAAAACAATAGATGTCCCAGAATGGAGTGGCGAAGTTAGATTAAAATCTATGTCCGTTGCTGAACAAATAGAATATGAAAAAATGCAAACCAGTGAAGACAATAATCAACTTATTCTTACAATGCTTGTTTTGTCCATTGTCGATGAAAATAACAATAGAATGTTTGACAAAGACGATATAGTGTTGTTACAGGAGAAGTCCGCGCATGTCATTTGTAGCTTGTTTAAAGAATGTATTAAGTTAAATAGTTTAACATCTAAAGATATAGAAGACAAAGCAAAAAACTCTTAGAGCATCCGCTGATCCAGTACTCTTTCGGACTTGCTGAACGTCTGGGTAAGACACAAAGGGAACTTATAAATCAGATGTCAATTAGTGAGATGCTCGAATGGATGGCCTATGATATGGCACAAAGTCAAGAATTCAAAGATAAAATGGCACTAGAAAAACAAAGGGCAGCTACAGCGGAAGAACAATTAAGAGCATTTAAAGACTACTTTCAAGGTAAATAATACATGTCCCAAATCGGCGAAACAATGGAATTGGTTACAGAACTTAGACTGAATACACAGAAGTTTAATTCTGAAATAGATTCTGCTAAAAGTAGAATTTCTACTTTTTCTTCTTATGCCAGTAAAGCTTTATTAGCTATTGGTGGAGCAGGAATTGCAATTGAGGCGTTTCGTAAATTTGGAGAAATGGTAAGCGAGGCAGAAGAAAGAATCAATCAGCTTTATTTAAGCTCATTGAAGTTGGGGGTAAGTGTAGGGCAATTTCAGGAATTAACTTTCTCAGCGGGTCAATTTGGGCTTAGTGCTGATAAAGTCACTACTACATTACAGTTTATGCAACGCGCTATTGGACAAGCCCAGGCAGGCACAGGCTTATCTGGCGGTGTATTAAAAGCAATGGGTTTAGATGTCAGGACACTGGCAGCAGAGTCCCCAGAACAACAATTTTTAAAAGTTGCTAATGGTTTAAAAGGGATAAAAGATAGAACCCAGGAAGCTTATGCAGCTCAAACACTATTCGGACGTGGCGCAAGGGATTCCATGGCATGGATAGGCGCTGATATACCAAAAGCAATAGAAGAATATAAATCTCTGGATGTAGAATTAACCAAAGGGCAAGCAGGTGCTGTACATTCGCTTGAGCTCACTAAACATGTGTTAGACACAATGTGGGAAGGATTTAAGGATAATCTCATAGCCGGCGCAGCTCCTGCATTAGAATCCTTTATAAAACAATTCGAAAGCCTTCTTAAAGACCAGGGAGGGATAAAACAAATAGCTGCTGAAATTGGTGGTGGTCTAACAAATGCCCTTAAATTAGCAGGAGTAGCCATGGATGGCTTGTCCGCTTCCTGGACTAAACTCCATAATATAGGTACTTCCCTCGGGGGCGCTGCTGCAGATATATCCCAACGCAACAGTGCTAATACAGGCTCAGCACAAAATCAAAATCCTGTCTTAGCAGACATGGCTGCCGCCTACGATAAACTTACTAATCTTGGAACAATGTTAGGTAGCAAAGCCGCTGATTTAAAAGATGGGCTTGTTAAAATTGATAGTTCTATTACAGGATATATAGAACAAAAAGGGTATTCATTAAAAGATTATTCCCAGATATTAACATCAAAAATTCCTTCGCTGCCCTCTCTCCCCACTGTTACTCCTGTGCAAACTACTAATGTCAATAAATTTGCTAGTGCTACAGCGGCAGCTACTAAACAATTAGCAGACTTGGCGGGCGCTGCCAAGCAAACCAAAGAAGACGCCTTTACAACAGGTCTTGCAGATAATCCTGATAAAAAGAAACTCATAGGGGACATTATAAAAGACAGTCGTAAAGATGATGGCGCTG